AGAAGTTGAAGACTTTGAAGAGCAAGACGAAGAGCTTGTCGATGAGGAAGAACTCGAATACGATGACGAAGAAGATGGTGAAGAAGAAACGGAAGTTGAAGAGTTAGAAGAGCAACCAGTCTACAGGGTCACAGTTGATGGCAATGAGATAGAGGTCACGCAGGACGAACTCCTTAATGGTTATTCCCGCCAACAAGATTACACGCGGAAGACGCAGGAACTTGCCAATCAAAGAAAAACGATTGAGCAACAAGCCCAAGAGCTTCAGCAAAGAGATGCGATTTACGCACAGTTGTTACCGAAGATGGAAGCCCAGTTAAAGGGTGAATTGGTAAACGAACCAGATTGGAATAGTTTGTACGATGATGATCCGATAGCATATGTACGCGAAAAACAAATCTGGGATGAGAAGAAGGAAAAACTAACTGCCGTTAGTGCTGAACAGCAAAGACTTCAACAAGAAGCCTACGCTCAACAGCAACAACAAATTGCACAGGTCGTGCAAGATGGGCAGCAAAGGATTCTTGAAATCATACCAGAATGGAAAAATGCAGAGATTGCCTCGAAAGAGAAATCAGCAATTCGTGACTATGGTATTAATGTTTTGGGCTATTCAGCTCAAGAGATGGATGCAATTTACGACTATCGTGCTTTGCTTGGTTTAAGAAATGCTTGGTTAAACTCTAAAACAGTTGAAGCCACGAAGAAGAAACCAACACAGAAAGCACCCGCAAGAGTGGCCCGACCTGGATCGACCAGTAGAAAGAAATCGCTAGCACCAGCGCAAAGAGCAAAACAGGTTTTAGCAAAAACTGGAAAAGTCCAGGATGCTGCTAAAGTTTTTGAACAATTTTTATAATAATTTATAGGTAAATAAAATGGCTAAAGTAACAAACGCATTTGATACATACAGCGCGACTTCAGACAGAGAAGATTTAAGTAATATCATTTACAACATCTCTCCAATGCAAACTCCGTTTATGTCTTCAATTGGAAAAAGAAGTATTAAGAATGTTGTCTTCGATTGGCAAACAGAAGTATTAGCAACTCCAGTTGCTACAGGTGAACTAGAAGGTTTTGAACTTTCAAGATCAGCTGCTGTTGGCACAACTCGTGTAAGCAACGTTGCAATGATCTCCAAAAGAGATGCAACTGTATCAGGCTCACAAGAGTCTTCAGACCCTGCTGGTAAGAGATCAGAAATGGCTCACCAACTAGCTATCATGTCTAAAGCTCTGAAGAGAGATATGGAAGAAGCTCTTTGTCAAAAAGGTGCAAAAACAACTGGTGATGCGACAACTGCTCGTGTAACAGGTGGTTTTGAATCATGGATCACATCTAACGACTCAAGAGGTTCTGGTGGTGCTTCTACAGGTGGTGGAGCTGCTCCAACAGACGGAACTCAAAGAGACCTAACAGAGGTTCTATTAAAAGACGTTCTTGAGCTTTGTTTCCAAAATGGTGGTGAACCATCATTAGCAATCTGTGGGCCTCACAACAAGCAAGTAATATCTGGTTTCACAGGTAGATCACAAGCTCGTCAAATGATTGATGCCAACACAGTTGAAGCATCTGTATCTATCTACTCATCTGACTTTGGTGAACTAAAAATAGTTCCATCAAACAGATCAAGAGAAAGATCTTTGCTTTTGGTTGATCCTGAGTATGCGAAAGTATCATACTTGCGTGATTTCAAAACTGTTGATATTGCAACAATCGGTGATGCAGTAACTAAAATGATCGTGGTTGAGTATGGATTAGAAGTATCCAACGAAGCTGCTCATGGTATCGTTGCTGACCTTAACGTAAGTTAAGTTCTCGGTTAATAACCTTAAAGGGATGTTTCGGCATCCCTTTTTTTTGTGTTAAAATTTGCAAATGACTAAAAGAACTGTTATCGATCATAAGACTGGTATTACCAGTGAGTTCATTACCGAAGACAATAAAGATATCTTCCACACGACTCAAGACGTTCAGCCTGTCATAGAGCATTGCAAAGCTATTGCAGAAAATGTAAATCCAGGCAAAGACATTCGCCATGTGGCGGAAGTTCCGATGGTGGTTTATCAAAAGGCTTGCAGAGAAGGATGGGCAAACGACATGGCCCGATGGAGAAGGTGGTTAAACAATTCAGAAAATAAAGTTTTTAGAACATGGCAAGGTAAACTATGACATACGCAGAATTAAAATCTAACATCGCAAGTTTCTTAAATCGATCTGATTTAACAGACATTATCGATTCATTCATTGACAGCACAGAAGCAGAATTTAACCGAAGGTTAAGAGTTAAGGGCATGATTAAAAGAGCCACTGCAACTTTGGACACTCAGTATCTTGCAGTGCCAACTGATTGGTTAGAAGCCATCAACTTACAAATCGACAGTGGTAATTTTTCACCACTGTTTCAGCAATCTATTGAGTCCTTGGACATCTATAGAAAGTCTAATGACAACGCTCCAGGGCAACCTGTTTACTTTGCATTGGTAGATGATTCAATTGAATTTGCACCTACCCCAGATGGAAGTTATACAGTACAATTGACCTACTACGGAAAGATTGACGCTTTGAGCGATTCTACTACTAGCAACTTTTTATCCACAGGATATCCAGATGCTTACCTTTACGGATCACTTAAACACGCTTCAATCTATCTTATGGAAGATGAACGAGTGCCATTATTTACAGCACAGTTCGAAAAGGCTTTAGAAGAAATGAGATTAGAGCAAGAAAAAGCAGAGTTTGGTAAAGGTTCTTTAATGCAAAGAAGAAGAACATACGGCAAGCAAAGTAAAAAAGTTTATTATTTTGGTAATAGTTAGGAGTATAGGAAATGGCTGGATTTAGTGATTATTTAGAAGACAAGGTACTTAACCATGTATTTGGTGGAACTGCTTATACAGCACCAGGAACATTGTATGTTGGGTTATATACAGCAGCACCATCTGATTCAGGTGGCGGCACTGAAGTTTCTGGCGGATCTTACGCTAGAAAAAGTATGCCAGCTATGACTGTATCTGGAACTTCACCTACAGAAGCAACCAATGGAGCAGCAGTAGAATTTATAACTGCAACTGGCTCATGGGGAACTGTGACTCATGTTGGAGTTTTTGACGCATCATCTAGTGGAAACCTACTAGCTTGGGCTGCTTTAACTGCTTCTAAAACAGTTTCAAGCGGTGATGTATTCAGATTTGACGCTGGCGACTTAGACATCACATTAGCTTAATACCATGGCCTCAGTAGGCTATGGAGCATATAACTACGGGGTTGCCGCTTATGGCACTCCGCAGTATCAAGTTGCATCCGCAACAATTGCACAAACATCAGACTTTGACGCGGTAGCAGGGCTTACACTTGTTGCATCTGCAACATCAGCGCAAACCTCTGGATTTACATCATCAGCCTTACTGGTTAAACCAGGGGCAGCGACAATAGCGCAAACCTCTGCATTTGACGCAACAGCCGAGGTTGTTAAATTAGGATCTGCGGTTATAGCTCAAACCTCTGGGTTTACTGCAACAGGAAGACAGATAGATCGTGGACAAGCCACGATTGCACAAACATCAGACTTTATTTCCACAGGCCAGATTGTTAATCTTGGCTCGGCTACCATTGCACAAACATCTGGAGCAACAGGTACTGCTACCATTGTTTTAGATGGTGTAGCAACTATTGCTCAGACATCAGACTTTACATCAAGCGGTGTTCGCATAGCACTAGGTCAAGCGACTTCGGCTCAAACATCAGCCTTTACCGCGACAGGAAGGTTCATTATTGGAGCAGATGCAGTTTTAGCGCAAACAAGCGATATGACTGCGTTAGGCGGCATTAGATTCTTTGGTTCAGCAACCATCTCACAAATCAGTAGTTTTTCTGCTGTTGGTGGTTTAAAATGGGAAGACATTACAGTTCCAGCTGAAACATGGACGAATCAAGCTGCATCAAGCAGCGAATGGACAGAACAAACTGTTCCATCAACAGACTGGACAACATTAGGCAAACAAGACGCAGCTTAAAGGAATTTTTTTATGGCAGATACATTTACTACTAATCTTAATCTTACCAAGCCAGAGGTCGGTGCATCCACTGATACCTGGGGTACTAAGCTCAACACAGACTTAGACAGCCTAGATGCAGTTTTTAGTGCGACTGGTACATCGGTAGCAATTAACTTAGATGGAGCAGTTATTGACAGCTCTGTCATCGGTGGTACTACTGCCGCTGCTGGAACATTTACAACTGTAGTTGCAAACACAGTCAACGGCATAGCCAGCAAAACCTTCGGCACGTCCTCCATAATGATTGGAGACACAACCACAGGCACGATTGATGCAGCTAACTATAATGTTGGTTTAGGTGTAGGTGTTTTTGCAGCTTTGACTAGTGGTGATGATAATACAGCTTTAGGTTTTAGTGTTTTAACAGCAAACACCACAGGTTTAAAAAATACTGCTGTTGGAGCATATGCTTTAAATGCTAATACTACCGCAAATAATAACTCAGCGTTTGGTTACAATGCTTTAACAGCCAACACGACAGGAACTTTAAATACAGCATTTGGTTACAATGCTTTAGCTGCTTGTACAACACCTGCTCAAAATACAGCAGTCGGTGGAGTTGCTTTAGATGCCAACACCACAGGAGCAAACAATACAGCAGTAGGAACATCAGCTTTAGGAGCAAACACCACAGCTTCTAACAACACGGCAGTTGGTACTAATGCTTTACTCGCAAACACCACAGCCGATAACAACACCGCAGTTGGTTATGCCTCTTTAACCACAAACAGCACAGGTACAGTCAACGTCGCAATGGGTGCAAGTGCCCTTTACTTTAATACTACAGGCAGTTACAACACAGCGATTGGTAGCGGAGTACCGGGCTCTTTTCAAGGAGCTTTAACCACAAACAGCACAGGCTCATACAATACTGCGTTGGGTTCAGCCGCACTGGGCAACAACAGCACCGCCTCCAACAACACAGCAGTTGGTTATAAAGCTTTATTCGCAAACACCACAGGTGCTGATAATGTAGCAGTAGGTATGAGTGCTTTACTTTCAAATACTACAGCTTCAAACAACACAGCAGTTGGTAGAAATACTTTAGAATCAAATACTACAGGAGCTGGAAATACAGCATTAGGTAGGTCAGCCTTAAATGTTAATAACGGATCTAACAATACAGCAGTTGGTTTGAGTGCTTTACAACAAAACACCACAGGCTCTTCTAATACGGCAGTGGGTATAAATGCTCTTGACGCTAATACTTCAGGCTCAGAAAACGTAGCCCTTGGCGGCGGTGCTTTAGGCGCAAACACTACCGCAAATGATAATACCGCAGTCGGAGGAGGAGCTTTAGGCGCTAATACTACAGGCTATGACAACACCGCCATTGGTAGAGTTGCTTTAGTGGCAAATACAACTGGCACTTATAACGTAGCAATCGGTCGGAATGCTTTATTGGCAAACACAACAGGTATTAGTAATGTTGCGATTGGACATAATTGTTTGTATTCAAGTACCACAGGAACACTTAACGTTGCTGTAGGTAAAGATGCAGGACAATCCGTTACTACAGGCTATGGCAACTGCCTTGTTGGATATTTTGCAGGGGGTTATCAAAATAATATAACAACAGGTTCTGATAACACCATTATAGGTTCTTATGCAAGAACCTCTGCTGCAGGGGCAAGCAATGAAATCGCAATAGGTCGTTATGTATTAGCACAAGGAGCAAATACAGCAACGCTAGGTATTAGCGGTAATGGTGCAACAATAAACATTGATGGTAGTGACACTTCTTGGGCTGCTCATTCAGATGAACGCCTTAAAGAAAACATTACAACCTCTACAGCAGGACTTAGCTTTGTAAATGATTTGCGTCCAGTAACCTATACTTGGAAGGCTAAGAACGCAATATCAGAAGACTTTGTAAATTACTATGATGCAGACAGCACTGACCCAGTAAACGGAGTAGCGGGTAAAACCTATCACGGTTTTGTAGCTCAAGAAATGAAAGCTACTATTGATGCTCACGCTGAAGTAGCAAACGGTAATAATCTTTGGGCAGAAAGAGTTGATGATATTCAACAGCTTGCTCCAAGCAATTTAGTACCGATGCTTGTCAAAGCAATCCAAGAACTTTCAGCACAAGTTGAAGAATTAAAATCACAAATAGGAGAATAAAAAATGGCAACAGTAACAGAAGTATTAACAGCAGCAACCGATAGCGTCACGCTTATCAACGACATCAATAATGGTACACATTCTATTATTGGACTAACCCAAGAAGAAAAAAACAATATGGTACAGCGTAATGTTGACCACCTTGAGCTTATCTTGGCTTACGCACCCGTAGACGAAAATGATGAAACACCAGATGTAGCAGGTGACTCGTCAGATAAG